ATCCACTCCTTACTGATATACGAGTTTAAACTGAGAGATCAAACAAAACAAAAAACCCCTCACTATGATTACAATTAATGAAAATAAACTAAGCGATGTCCATGGTAACGCCTGGCAACAACACGAAGTACAAGATAACGCTTGTGCAACTTTAAATATCGATGAACTACAGAGTTCTACCGATCAAAAAAATGAAAAACAAAATAAAAATCAAAAAATTGAAAAACAAAATAAAAATCAAAAAATTGAAAAACAAAATAAAAATCAAAAAACTAAAAAACAAAATAAAAATTTATTCTATGATTTACCAAATGAATTGCAACGTGAGATTTTTAAACGATCTTTAGATATGAATGATATCTATAATCCTTTTCAAATCAAAGCTCATTTGTCATTCACATTTGAACCTAAACGATTGCATATGTATGATATTAAAAATCATATTGCAAATTTATATCCTCATTTGACTACACATAGAACTTTGGACTTACATATGTCTCATTTGATAAATACTATGGATATGGATTACGTATATTGGACTGAACTTCAATTGACTCAACAAGTTATGAAAATGTCTGATTTTTTATATCCAAGACATTTTTTACTTCATGATATTATGTATTTTGATAATTTACTACGATCTACAGCTACACCAGGTGAGTGGGTTAACTTGACCCCACAAAGTGGTGTGGCTGAATTTGATACAACTTCTGAACATTTGTATGGTAATTTTGATAATAATTCAGAAGAACTTTATGGACAATTCATATATGATAATGATTTAGCTGATACTATGAGAATTAGTGCTGATCGTAATGATCGTATTAATTTGGCTAATGAAAGAAATATATGTGAGTGTGGTATTGATATATGTTCTATTCACCCCTCCAATAGAGGTTCAGGATTATATAATCCTGAAGATTATGTGAATGATATTTATTCACCAATTTTTACAGATTCTGATGAGTCATTTGATGTTTCTGGTATGAATTTTGAAGATGATTTTAAATTTATTGAAAGTTTGGCTTTTGATGAGATTTTCAATAGATTATATACTTTCAAATATGAAAATGCTAGAACACTTGAATCATTAATACCTGAACATGAACAACGAAAATGTTACATAACTTCATTTAATAATTATACTAACATTTTTGGCGATATTGTTAAAATTAATAAATCTTATCTTCGACCTCAATCTGGATCTTTATGGTACAGATTGAATAAAATGCAAGAAAATGCCAAGATCGCACAATCTAAATTTAATGAAAAATATATTGTTAAATTAGTTGATGATGTTATTCATTTTATTAAGTATGCTACTGAAGAAGTTATAGGTATGACTCGTACACAGACAATTTTGCGTGCATGTACCAACTTTCTTAAATTAAGATTGAATGAATCCACCTATCATACTATTAAGGATAAAGCAATACCTTATCTTTTGAGTATTCTTGATAAGATGAATGTTCAAAGTTTTGAAGAATATTTGGATACTGCGCGAAATTCTCTTGGTGGTCTTAAAAACATATTTTCAAGTCCTATAATGTCTAAATTACACCAATGTTGTTTATACATGATGAGTTTATCAATTTTTGACAGCTTAGGAATTGATTTGGATATGTTTAATTATACTGCTCTTGAGAAAGCAAATTTACGAAAAAAGTACAGTAATACTACTGATTTTTTCTATGTACTTTGCGAAACTGTACTTTTTATAGCTGAAAGAGGTTACCAAGTTTATATAACAGGTGATTTTTCAACAATGTTTCATTCTGGAGGTCAATATAAAAAATTGTATGATGCTTGCAGAGAAATTATTCGCAAACAACCTCTTCTTAATAATCCTGAAATACATGGTTTTACGGAAAGTTCTTATAGAGCTGATTTAGATAATGTTATAGAGAAACTAAGTAGCGTTAATAAGTATTCGTATTGTTTAAATTCACAAGAGAAACATACTATTAAAGAAACTCTTTATAAAATGTCTATTATACGAGATGAACTTAATACGAGATCGGCTGCAAGAAAGAACAGAAAAGCACCTTTTGGACTTTTGATTTATGGTGATTCTGGTGTTGGTAAAACTACTGTTACAGCTATGTTGGCCACTTATTTTGCTAAACACGAAAAATTAGATACAGGTTCCCAATTTAGATATACAGTTAATCCTGCTGCTAAATATTGGGATGGATTTGTATCTTCTTGTCACACAGTTATTCTTGATGATGTGGCTAATGAACATCCAGATCTTAAAGATTCAAAAACTTTAGATAATGTTATTCAAATTATGAATAACCAAGCGTTTTGTCCTGATCAAGCTTCATTAGAGGCTAAGGGTACAACCCCATTTAGGGGAAAATTAGTTATTGCAACAACCAATGTTAAAACATTAAATGCTTATGCATACTTTTCATGTCCTTCTGCAGCTCAAAGACGTTTTCCTTATATAATTACTCCTAAACCTAGGCAGGAATTTAAGGATGAGCGTAATATGCTTTGTACAAAAAATGTACCAGATGATGTGACATATCCTGATTTGTGGTATTTTGATATTGATATGGTGGTACCAGTACCAGCATCAAAGGGTAGACAATATGCTAAGTTTGAACAATTGCATACAAATTTGAACACACAACAATTGTTGGAATGGTTTGATAAAGCTATTAATGATTTTAATAAAGATCAAGAAAAAGTTTCAATGTGTATTGAACGAATGGAAAATGAGGAATTATGTGAATGTTGTATTTTACCTGAATCATTATGTAAACTCAAACCTCAAGGTTTAATTACTAATTTACTTACTGTTACTGTAGCAGGTTTAGTTATGTATCATTCTAATTTCATGTTTATGAAAAGTGCGTATGAGACATATAGTGGTGTATTAAAATGTAAACAAACTTTTTTAGAATATAAGAATAAAGCTATAGATAAAGTTTGTGTATTAGGAACTAAAGAATTTTGGGTGACAATGGGTGAAAAAGTTCAAGAATCGTTGGGATATAAAGGTGTCCTTATCAGTTTGGCAGCAGGTACAATACTTATCATGGGTATGTATAGTGTTACAAAACAAACTCTAATACCACAAGGAGATGTTTCTGCTAAAATTGGAACCACACCAAAACCTGAAGAGAATGGTAGGGAAAATGTGTGGTACAATAATACTATGGAATTGTCAAGTGCCCACTTTTCGAGAGAAAGTGCTTCATCCAAAAGTACATCTTTCGAAGATTTTTGTAAAAAGATATCCAATAATGTGGTGAGTATTAGCACACTTTTGAAAGGCACAACAAATGCAAGAGTTGGAAAATTATTATGTTTAGGTGGTCATATATATATTACAAATAATCATAATATACCAGATTGTGCAGGAGGTGTGTCGTGTAAATTGTATGAAACTGCAAAGTTGGGTATTAACTCGAATATGCAAATAATATTATCTGAAAGTGATATTCATAGAATCCCAGATAAAGATATAGCATTTGTGATTATTAGGGAAATGCCACCAAAAAAGAAGATTACACAATATTTCTTGAAGGAAACTGAAAAGGGCGTTTTTAATGGTGCCTATGTTTCCAAAACACCTAAAGGTGAACGTGTAGATTATAATTTGAAAAATATACAGTTGATGAATGAGAAAACTTTCAAATTTGATAATCCTTTTATCAATGCCAAAATCGCTTGTTGGAAAGGCGTGAGTTCTTCTGAAACTCAATATGGAGATTGTGGAGCCCCAATGATAGTTAAAAGTGATTTTGGATATTCCATCTTGGGTATACATTTTTTGATAGATACCAGCGAAAAAACCGAGATTTATGCGAATAGTATTGATGGTAAATTTATTGAACAAATCTATGAAAAATTGACGCCATTTAATATTCAATCTGGTTGTTTTGATTTGATTAGTTCAGATTCTGTCAAGAGACCAGTTTTAGATTTACATAAAAAGTCAGTTTTTCGTTATATTAATGATGGAAGTGCTGAAATATATGGATCATTTGCAGATTTTCGAGGTAAATCTAAATCTAGAGTAGTAGATACACCAATGAGTAAGAAATTACCAGCAGAATATAAGAAAAAATACACGACACCCGAGATGACCTCGTATGAGCCGTGGAGAATAGCTGCTTTAGATATCTTACAACCGGTTCAAATGAATACAGAAATTATAAATGAATGTGTGAATAGTTATATCCGAAATATTAATAAAAGAATAAACCCTGAAAATATTAAAAATATGTTGATGGTTTTAGATGATTTTACAGCATTGAATGGTGCAAGAGTTGCCTACATTGATAAAATTAATAGATCAACGAGTGCAGGTAATCCTTGGAAGAAATCGAAGAAACATTTTTTAAAGTCTATACCTCCAGCTCATGGTATGCAGGATCCTGTTGAAATAAGTGATAAAGAGATGAATGCACGTATAGATCTCATCATTGAAACATATCTTTCAGGAACTAGATGTAATCCAAATTTTTGTGCTCATCTTAAGGATGAACCTGTCTCATTTAGCAAAGCTAAAGTAAAAAAAACGAGAGTTTTTACAGGTGCACCTTTTGATTGGTGTGTTGTGGTTAGAAAATATCTATTATCTTTTTGTAGATTGTTACAAAATGAAAGATTTGCCTTTGAGGCTGCTCCTGGCACAGTGGCACAGTCGTTAGAATGGCAAGAAATATATGAGTATATAATTCAACATGGTGCTGATAGAATAGTGGCTGGAGATTACAAGGCTTATGATAAGAAAATGAGCCCTAAGGAGATATTGGCAGCTTTTGATGTTATAATACATTTTTGTAGAACATCGGGAAATTACACAGAGGATGATATTAAGGTTATACAAGGAATAGCAGAGGATACAGCATTTGCTATAGTTGATTTTAATGGGGATTTAATACAATTATTTGGTTCAAACCCATCTGGTAATCCCTTGACAGTTATATTGAATAGCATTGTTAATTCATTGAGAATGCGATATAACTACTATTTACAAAATCCTGATAATGAAGTTTTGTCGTTTGGCGATAGAGTGGCTTTAATGACATATGGAGATGACAACATTATGTCGGTACACAAAGAGTGCAATTGGTTCAATCATACGTCTATTGCTAAAACATTTGCGGAAATCGGTATTATTTATACTATGGCAGATAAGGAGGCAGAGAGTGTACCTTTTATACATATTGATGATGCATCTTTTTTAAAGCGCACATGGAAATATGATGAGGATATGAAATGCAGGTTAGGTCCTTTAGATCATGATTCTATAGAAAAAATGTTAATGGTATGGGTTAAGTCTAAGTCAGTAACAGAAGAGTATCAAGGAGTGTCAGTTATATGTACAGCCTTACAGGAATATTTTTTCTATGGTAAACAAGTTTTCGAGGAGAAGAGGCCTATGTTACTAGGCTTGGTTAAAAAACTTGGGTGGGAGGATTATGTTAATCAAGATACCTTTCCCACATATGATGATCTTGTAATACGATATATGAAAAGTTCGAGTAAGTGTTTTTCTTATGAAGAATGTTTCGCTCCCCAAAGTGGATTGTGTTTGTTTAATGAAGTACCAGAATATGAGAATATTATGTTAGTGGCTAAAAAACACAATAACGGTACACCGCCGGGGGATCCGTTCATGAATATACGTATTATATGGATAATGTTATGTTGGTTTGTCCTATTTTTTAGAATGGTGTATATAGTTCTTTCAAGAGGGATAGTAATAATTATCAATCTTATGAGATCAAGATATATAGGTAGCAAACTATTAGAAACAACAAAGGAAGTGATCCTACTAGTTATGCTAGTTCTTTGTTTTAATTTTATTGAAAAATGGATCCATTTATTTGTACTAATGTACACGGTCTTACAGACAAAGAGAAATTTTTATTTATTTTTAGACTCTATAAATAGTATGAGC